GACAGACAAACCCCGATGGTCAAAACAGAATCTGGACCTTGCGGAACCAGATCATTCGTAAAGATATCGGCACTGCCCCCGTTGGCTGTATTGAAAACGGGTACGTGACCATTAACTCTCGCCATTGTTTTTCTCCGATATGGACCGGGGCCGAACAATCAAGTCCGACCCCAATCATTTGTCTTCTTAATTGAGAGTACGCATTAGCTGGATGTCGAACTCGGCATCAGTAGAGCCTGCGGCGGTCAAAGCCTGTCCGCAGACGATCATCTCAGTGAACGTGCTGCCAGCAGCAACGTGTCGGCTGAGTTTGCCTGAATCAGAGTCATCATCCGGCCCTATGCCATCACCCACCGCGATTGGTGTGCCGTGATCACCACAGATACCGACGACTTTTCCACCAACCTGCATCATGAAGTATTCCGCATTCGCAGGACCAGTGGAAGTGGCTTCGGTCGGAACAAATCCGCAGATCTCTTCCGTCGCAGCATCGACTCGCTCAACAGTGAAAGCCGTGCGGCTGACCCAGGTAAGCGCGGAACACCGAGGAACTGCGGCACCATCAGCATTCAGTACCAAGCGGTACTGGTTGCCATTGGCGACCGTGATCAGAGCCCCGAGAACATCCGTATTGATATTGGTAACACTCGCATTGAGCGCTACTGGTAAAGATTCACCCATGTTACGCTCCTTTCTATGCGAAGTCTTTGAACGCAGCGAAACGACGCGGCGATGTGAACTTGCAGTTACCAAAGGTTGAGAGAAGGAATTTGTAAGCCAGCTGATCTTCGTCGAAGACCATCCGACCCTTCACGATGTTGGGCTGCAAGAAGAGCAGGTTCATCGCGCCAAAGTTCCAGCCATATCCACTCACAGGATTTGTAGAAGCAGAGGCGTCAACCGTGGGAACATCAAAGTCCCAGGTCACAGGACAACCATCGACTTCGATGTTGTCACCGAATCCGAGGTTAGTCAGCTCTGCGTTCTTAGCAGAAGCGATGATTCGCTCGCTGCCGTCAATCAAGTTGAGTAGATCCACGTATGCCGCCCGGTTGAGCAGCACGAGATCCAGCTTATCGTCATGAGCATACGTCGAGTTCTTGATCCCCGTGCGGAGACGTTCGACACCCTGTGCAGCCCAGGAGCTGGTGTTGTACCCGGTGTTGATGAGGACCGAAGACCAGAAGTCATACTCCGCGTCTCCAGCTGACCCACCATAAGTCCCCTTCGCCTGATTGATGTTGGCGTAGGACCCCGAGTTAGTTCCGACTTCGTCGGAGTTAGTCGTACCAGACTCACCCATGATGGTGTCGATCCCCTCGAAACGCTTGGCGTTCGCGGCGAGGCCACCGTCAATGTAGAGTTCAGCACCGAAGCGACGCTTCCACGCCTTCTTCATCAATTCCAACTTATCTTCAAAGATGGATACAATCGCTTCTTTACCCTTGTTCATCAGTCGTTCCTTTTCAGAAACGGCGTCCGTCATGATGTAGCCACGATAATCAATCGTCGCTTTCTTTTCGGTGATGACACGGGAGAAGTTGATTGTCTCCATATCCCCGTAGCCAGTGAGCGCGTGGTCTTTAAAGCCCACGGTCCAGCTGGTCTGGTAAGAATTGGCGTTATATTTAATACGCTTCTTCTTTTCCAGTAGGGCGAGGATGACCCGGTTCTGAAGTTGCTCTTCGTGCAGACCTTTAGCCCACGCTTCGAGCGTCGTGTTCAGAACACGTTCAAATTCCGCCATTGGTTATTACTCCTATCGAGTCGGCTCACCAAGCCTCCCCGCTCGATCCATGTCGAACCCTTGCGCTTCCGCCGCTTCCTCCAATAGCTCACCGAAGCTACGGTTTGCCATTGATTGACCCGGCTTTGCGGTACGTCCTCCACTTCTCTGCGGGGCCCTGGTCACCCGGCTCTTTAATTTATCTTTCTTCTTTCGTAACTGGGCTTTGTCGTCGCTCACAACCTTCGCTTCTCGCGCAGCTTTTCGATGCACGATCAGCTCTCTGGCGTGGTCGGCGGACATCCCAGACGCAAGCAGTCTGTCAAGCTCAGGGTAGTGCCCCTCAAGCTCGTCCTTATGCTCACGAAGGAAACTGGAAGCCTGCATCTGTGCCTGAAGTTGCCCATAATGCTGCTGGATTGCGTGGTTCACGTATGGAGAGACAAGCTCTTCCACCATGTTGTACGGATTAGTGAACCAGTTGTTCCACTTATCATCGTAGTATTGAATATACGCTTCGGCGTTAGCCCTTTCGCCTTCCCCGAGCGCTTCCCACGATTCCGTACCTCGCATCCCAATCGCTTTCTGAACATCCGAATACTGGTGCGGCGGGCTCCACGGCATCGTGACTTCCGGTTCCGGCTCAGCTTGACGCTGAGTCGCACCCGTCTGCCACTGCTGGAACTCGTTCCATTGAGGGGCGACACTTTGGCCGAATCGGGCAAAGTCATCCCTCTCTGACAGCTTCTTCTGAAGCTCCGAATATCCTGACTCCAGGTCCTCGACACTGCCGTATTTTCCAGCGTACAGATCGACCTCTTCCTCTTCGACTTCAGGGGTATCCTCATGTTCCTCAAGTAGCTCCGAGAAGCTCTTCGGTTCGTGGGGCCCTTCAGTCTCTTCTGTGAATTGGTCCTGTTGGGGCTCTTCGACTTCGACGGTATCCGCTTGGGCGTCGAGTTCAGAGGTATCCCGTTCTTCGTCGGACATTACGACTCCTTCCATTTTTTCTTAAACATATCACTAAAGGATTCTTGCTTGACTTCCTTTCGGGCGTCAAGAGCTTGATCCACGGTCAAAATCTCTTTCCCTTGTTGCGCGGCCTTACGTCGAGCTTCGGACATCGAAGTGACGTTCGCTCTCGGATCGTCAGGGTATCGCGCCAGGGTTGAGATATATCTTGTTTCGCAGGCAGGGTGCCTGATGATCGCACCAGGAGCTTGCCTTGCCTCTATCATTTCTTTGATCTTGTCTACTGTCATCGCATCATTCCTGGTATCCCAAGTTCAGCCTCGGACATTCCAGCTGGCAGACCTGGTGCCCCCATGGGGGGAGGCCCAGCCATGCCCTCTGCCGAAGGCGAGAGGACTTGGCCTTGGCCTCCTCCTCCCGGAGACGACGGCGGCGGAGTAGGTATCGGTGGGGGAGGAGCCGCCTGCGTTTGCAGATAGATTCGCCTGCCCCGAGGTACCATGTAAGCGTCGTACATATGGTCAAGGCTATCATTGAAGATGGAGACATCAATGCCTGGCGGCAACTGCAACGACAACTGACCAACTCGATCCAATATCATTTGTGCCTGCTCGACACGGAACTCCTGGTCAGGCCTACGTGCGCTTCCGGCCTCAATGCGGTAGTTGAACTCTCGAACGATGTCTGTCGCGTCGTCCATGTCCCCAGTATCTCGCCAGACCGTAGCCGCTGTAGCCGGGACTATCGCCATTTGAGCCCAAGGAGAAACCATCTGCACCATAGGTCCAATGGTCGCAAGTTCAGCCTGCGCCTCTTCTGGAGTTTCCCAGTATTGAGCCAAGCTCTCTGCGAGGTCCCTGGCTTGCTGCATATTCAAAGGCTGCCCATCAATGGCAACCTCGATCTTGTACCCAAAGATCCGATCCTTGCCCACAACCTTCTCGACATCTTCCGGGTCGAGGAGGAACCGGGCGAGGAGAGCTTCCTTCCGGCTAACGGCGCCAGCCCACTGCTCGACTACTTCCGCTTTGTCGTCGATCCGCGCTCGACTGTTGCGATCCTTCACGCTGATCGCGTGAGCTGTTCGTTCGGCTACTCTCGTAGTTCCGTACAGGATCTCTTGTAGCCCGGTCCTCTTCTCGAAGAGGTCGATCAGCATACTGAAGGTCTCCTTCAGATCTGACGGGATACCTGGGTGCTTGAGCCAGCTGACTACTTCATTGATCGGTCGCCCTTGTGCGCCCGTCAAGGAAACCACTTCGAGATCTCGGCCAGCTGCTATCTGGTTGACCACGTTTTCGTCAATCGACGGATCCACACCGATGACATCTCGCGATGCGTTCTTCGCTTTGGTCATCATGAACGTAGCTAGGAAGTCAATCGCTTTCTGTTCACCCATCGCAGGTTTGAGTGGGGCGATGGGCCACAGCTCATCAGGATGGTTGTGCCAGTAGAGCGGTGACTGGAACCAGGCGTTATCGAGAAACAACGGTGCTGGCCAGTTCTCTATAGCGAGGGGTTTGTCGTGGCTTGGGCAGATAGCGAGGTAGACGAAGTCGTTGTCATCCTCGATCTCTTTCTTGGTGTCGTCATTAACATTCTTCGTCCTAACCCCGACGCCCATTTTTGAGTAAATTTCGTAGTAGGCAACCAGGTCCTGAGTCTTGGCGTCCGGCGCTCGCATGTTGTTGTCGTCCACATCCGCCATCATCGACTTGCCGAGGCTGGATGTTCGGTTCCCCTTCAGCCCCATGGCCGTGTCGGGGAAGTGGCGCTGCACGAGCCACAGCGGTTCTATCTTCTTGCGTGCGACCCACCAGACATCTCGAAGTCTGGGAGCATCGGGGTCGATGACGAAGTTTGCTATTGATTCATAGAAGGAACCGATCAGTCCGGTCTCGCGATCTAACCCAGTCCACAACACCCCCATCCCGGAGATGAGCGCGTCGTTGATCGCGTGCCTCGATTCGTTTTTCAAATCCAACTCAACCGGAGTGTAGTTGAGATAAGTCTCCATCACTTTAGCGAGGGCATCTCCAAGAGTGCTGTCGCCCCGAGTGGTCACGGTTCTGATGGGATTGTTTTGATAGAGGATGGGCCCAAATATTTCAATCAACTCGAAGGTCAAGTTGATCGTCATCTGAGCCCATTGTTCCGTAGCGGCCCATCCCATGTCAGCCGCATCTTCATAGATGTGGCTATGGTCTCCAGCGTAGAACTTAAGGATCTCCTTGCGGTCCCTCATGAACCGCTGATCCTTCAGCTTTGCTCCTGCCTTGATTAGATCGCTCCATATCTGAACGATCTTCAGGTCTTTCTCTGCTTTATCCAAAGGTCATTTTCCTTTTCTTGGGTTTGACCAGCAACTTCCTATCCCAGTATTTGCTGAACGCTTTGTATCGTTTCATTCCGTCATCAACCTTCGGCTTCAGCTGATCCCCGCTGCCTTTGTATGGGCTGAGGTCGAGCAGCATAAGCCCGATTGCCATGGACATGAGTCGATCATCGTGTTTACCTGAGACCGCTTGCCATTTTCTGGTAGCGACATTCCAGGCGAAATCCTCCATCTCTTCACAAAATTCTTCATCGTAGATGTTCAGCATCTTTTGTCGGGTGACCATTTTCAGGACATCCAACATCTCTCTTCTCGTCTTTACATTCGTATTCCACCCAGGCCTGTGGGCCCTACCCCTTGGGGTATTGATATCTCTATACCAGAAGATGTTGGGGTAGCGCAAGTGATAACTAAGTCTCCGACATACTTCTGGGTTGCAGTTATTCTCTGGAGCAATCTGCGCTTTGTTGTACCAAAGTCCCATGCGATACACCTGATCGGTGAGTTCATCCGAATCCACCGAGCAGTGTATCGCCGCAACGGCGGTGACATCGGACTTCTTCAGCACATACCCCGAGTGGTAGTCACCACCAGGGATCCCCTCAGATACATCGAGGGAGAGTACGTACTTCTCCCTGGAGATCGGCTTCTCCCAGATCTGGATGCTCCCGTGCCTGTTGGGTTCAAATATGGGGTTCCCCTCCTCGGTAATCCCCATATCCCCCGAGACCTTGGGCTTTCGGATCATGTTCCGGTAATGCTCCTTCACGTCCTCGGAAAAGAACTTCTTCTCCGAAACCGCGAAGCAGTCTCTTAAAGTCGTGGGATAGTACCGATTCCAGATAGCCACATCTCCACCGCACTTGTTGGCTATGCACCATCTCCGGTAGTGAAACTGCTCGTCCGTAATGAAGTGATCGGTAGTATTGAAGACATCGCTCTGGGTGTGTCTTTCCTCGTCAGTCAGCGCGAATCCCTTCTCGGTGATCGGGCGACTGTACTTGGTTGTCAGGTACCAGGGGAGGAACACCACCTCATAGTCATTGTCGCCTTTCACCGCCCCCATGACCATCCGGTAGAAGAAGGCTTCCCGCCCTTTGGCCGTGGATTCCAGGATAATAGCCGTATCCCGGTGATCCGGGATAGCTGAGGCTATGGATGTCCAGGCTTTCCAGGGGTCCTGGCCTTGATCTGCCCAGTTGGCGACCTCACTACCGTGGAAAAGGGTGGGGGTTGTTCCCTTGGCCAGGGCATCTCCCGACTTGGCGGTGAGTACCATGTACTTACTGGCATGGGGTTCCTGGTATTCCAGCTCAGTCTTTGCCGAATACCGAAGGGGTCTCTGCATACTGTTGGGCAGATAATCATAGAATCGACGGCTGATCTGAAAGATGTAAGCCGACGATTCTTGATTATGCGCTACAACCGCCGCTTCTTCATGGTCTTGGCGGAACAGTCGTTCAAAGAAAAGGCCTTGGACAAAGGTGGTCACACCCTGCTTTCTGGCCTTGGGTATCAGAAACCGGACAGGTTTGTTCTCATCCCAACAGGCCCGGATCCTGCGATATAGGATCTTCTGGGCTTCGTTCAACCGGAACGGCACAATCTTCTGGCGATAGGATTGCGATCCGCTCTGCGTCAACTCTTCCTCGTCCGCCTGTCTCTCTTCGGATGTGATCTTCAGGTATTTCTCCATCCACATCGCTGGTTCGGCCAAGAGCGCCTCGGCCATTCGAACCGTTTGCTGGTCCGACGATGTCGCAGTATCTTTCGAGTTCACGCTGAGCCTCCTCTACACTGGGCACATTCGAAACCGCATTCACCTGTACATTCACCTGATTATCAGGCACACCCGAGTCCGTCTTCCTCTGGATGTCAGCCATCTGCACTCCAGTCGTAGCCGCGATCTTCAAATAATCCGCCATGACCTTCACGGCCTGGAGCATCGTCTTTGTATCCCCAGCCTCACGAGCTGTCTCCACCACCTCAGCCAGGAGCTTCCGAGTCTCGCCCGGATCCACAATCGTCCAAACCTTCTCCAGCTTCCCAGACAAATACTCAATATTCGAGGACATCACCTCTTTCTTGAGCGGAGATAGATCCGAACCACTCTTACTCTTCCTGATCATCAGCACCCCGATCATCTCTTGGGCAATAGACTTCCACGAACGAACCACACTTCGGACAAGACAGATTCGTGACTATACAGAATTCACTGCCCTCGTCGTCAACCTCA